ACTACGGAACCAAATCATAGCAATAGACTTTTGCATGATTATTAATCATCATCCAGGATTTCAGCGATGCGCGACTTGAGGCGTTCTGTCTTCACATCTTGCTTGGATTCCGACTTGCCGCGAAGACGCTCGCCCCACCGTTGTAGGAAATTGGCATGTTCGGAAATATGCTTGACAGGAACAACCATAGCACGTTCACGGCTTTCCTGCGGATTGTATAACGTCCGCTCGACTTCGCTATCTCTGCCGCCCCAACGTCCGGTCATAGAAAGTCTCCGATGCAAAGCATCAACGAACGCTGCCGGGGTACTGGACGCGGCAAATGATGCCGAATTTACAAAAGCGGATTAATGCTCGAAGGCAAGCGAGATTGTTACCAAAATAATCGCTAAGCCAAAAAATGGCGCCATCGTTGTAACTGCAGTTATGACCTCACACATGCCGAAAAAGAAGCACTCAAATGAAATATTTATCAATCCCCTCATTTAGGGGGATTGACAATGTAATGTGCCTCATGAACCTCTTTCATCGGCCATATTAGCCATTGCCATAGTCCGCACCCGCGCTCCGTGACACGCCGGAAGATGGCCGGTCCCGGCTTCATCTTGGCCGGTATTGTCCAAGTACTGCGATGTGTCTCTGTTGTTCCGCCCGGCCCATGCAGCACGGCGTCTATTGTTCCGAACTCGAACTGTCTTCCCTCAGCATCGATGTGCGTTCTCTGAACGCGCCCACGGCAGCCAGTTCTCAAAACATGGACGACCCATACCGCATCCGACTGATCCCCCGCTCTAACTTCCGCCGGCTCCATCCAAAGGTCGGTCTTTACAGCGGCCGATCGGTTGAATACCTGATAAGTCGGAGGCACCACGATCAGAGATCCGGCGATCAACAGAATCGCCCTGATCAACGCTCGTTTCATTGAGCTTTGATCCAGTCGATAACCGGCTTTATGAACGAACTCCACAACGCGGCGAGTACGGCCAAAAACCCTGGAATTCCAAAAAAGTACAGTGCGACGTTCCTGCGCAACCATGCCCGATTCTTTCGTTCGTCGAGCATCTCCTTGATCTCTTTGACGCGATCGGCATTGAGGTCTTGCAGTACCTTTACGGATTCTTCGACCTGTTTGATGCGCGATAGAACGCGGCTCATATGCCTGGTGAGAACACGCAGATGCTCTTTTGCGGTATGCCCTGCCAAGAGAAAATCATCGAGATCGTCTTCTGAGCTGGCATGTCCTACATCATCTTTGTCGTTCTGATTGTGAACCACTTCACATTTCTACGTTTTATCGTCGGGCATATTTCATCTTCGTTCTAGTATATCCAACCGCCGCTCCATCCGGTCCACCTCGCGTTGGTACAGCGTCATTCTGTCTGAAAGTTGTTTCTGCAATGTATCAAACCTCCACTGGATCACGACGCCCGTCCCAGCGATTAGACCCGAAAACAGAGTTGCGGCCAGCGCTACCATCATGAAGATGTTGCGCCAAGTAATGCCAATCATTCAGCGCCCCTACTATCATTTCCGTTGGTCCCTCAAGCCGTCAATCTTATCGCTGATCCGTGATAACGATACTTCCATCGAAACACGTAGACTATCAATATTGCGGTCGAATTGCCTGCATAGTTTCTCCGACTTGTATCGCCATAGAATCGACGCTTGAACGTGCCATTAGCGGCGAGTTAGAAGGCTCTGCTCGCGACGGCTCGTGTTGCAGAGGTTGCGTGGCAGGTCGCTGATCAGCGGGCGCCTGAATCTGCGGCGTAGGATCGTCTAGCTGCCTTGCTGGAATTCCCGGCCAAACAAAAGTGTAGAAGGTTGCCCACAAGACGAAGACCACGACTCCAGCAAGTGCAGCGAGAGCGTAGCCGGCTAGCCGCTGCAAAGCCCAGCCGAACGCCACTGGGTAATGGCGCTCGAATAACTTAGGCGTATCGAAGTGCATCCGCATGGATCAGCGCCTCAACTGCTCGTTTGCGCCCCGAATGCCCCAAAAAACAAATAAGGTCATGATTCCCAAATCAGAGGCATCAAAGAACCACTTCACCGGTATCCAACCAAAAAACTTGGGCTCTTGTTCCTGCCAAAGCACATGCAGCATCCATTCCGCTGCCCACATCACCAATATGATCACCCCGCCCAAAAACAAGTGGCCGACAATGACGGCTGCATGCAACACCAGCAGCAGACCAACTAGCCAAGTCAGGTGTGAATTCCAATTTTCAAATCACTTCGATAGCATCTGTTTGTCGCGAAGGGCATTTAACTCTACGCGTATCATTTGAATTGAATTACGCAACATAGTGATCTCGCGATCTAGTGCAGCCTGCGCCAAATGTTCACGCTCTGTCTGGTCCGACAAATACCTATCGAACACGTCTTTTTTTACCAATAACTCCGAGATCGAATTCGAGTTCTTGTCAATGATCTTGTCAACTAAAGAATTACGTACAACTAGCTGTTCCTTCAAGTCCAGATGGGAAATCAGCGTAACATGCTTATCATCCGCCGCTTTGAGTTCGTTTATTTGCCTTTCCAATTGGGAAACTGCGCGATTGAGCCGCCCATCCAGCGCAACTATGTCATTGCGGCTTCCATTCCAAACAAACTGAATGATCGAGCCGCCCAACCCTAGTGCTGCTATAGTCCCGATGATCCATTTGTCTGGTGATGTAACGACAGATGCCAATTATCAAGCTCGCTGTTTGCGGTGCTCGCCTCGATTGATGTCGTCGCGAGCTGGTGTGCCTTATGCGCACTCCTCAGCGACCACCGTGGCGCACGCATCGCAATATGGGGCAATCCGTTGGCGGGTTTCCGCCCACTGGTTACATTTCGGGCACCTCCCCCAAGCCCAATTTGTGATTTGCTCCCCTGTATCACGATGAAATACCCTATCGCACCGATGGCAAAACTTGTGTGGTCCACCCATGCGCTTGTAGTCAATCGGCTTGATAAGACATGCCGGGCATTGACCTTTCTGATTTAATTTCATGTGCATACCCCTATGCATTAGGCATGTCGTCTACCTTGCGCCCAACGTCCGGGCTGATTGAGAATCTTGCTTGTGAACTTGAACAAGGATTTTGCCTTGTTCGGAAAGCAGCACATCACCAACGCGTCCGCCAAGTTCGGGGATTTGGTGCCTTCCGGCTTTTTGTCGATTTTCATCCTTAGTCTTGTCGATTGCGTCATGACCGGCTGCGCAAGCTCTTTCATCAAAGTAGCCTTCAAAGGCAGATCCGATGGAATAGAAATACAATCATCGGTGTCATAAGTAAATTCCGGTTCGGTCAATGCTCTGTAGGTTATTTCAAAACGTCTTCGCAAAGCCCACCATGCTTGCGCCTTGAAGTTATCAAATAATTCCCCGTTGGTTGGCGAGTTTTTATCGCCCGGAATAACATGCCTGTCCTTGTCCTGGACCTCGCCGCCGGCCAGCCACGGAACCAGCTTGATTCCCTTTGGCATCTGGAAATCGTCTTTTAAGCGGTTGTATTCGGCCTTGACGCCTGACCCGTACCCACCGCTGGCATCATATTGTAGGTCAATCCTGCCGCACGGCTGGCACGTGGCAATGGCACGTCGCGTGGTGACTCCGGTGTCGCGCTCGCCCCATTGTTCCGCCGTCTTGACGATCGGGCCTCTGCAAGTCACCAAGGCGTTCAAATCGCCTCCCTCATCCGCTATGTCGAGACCTGCCGAATATGGTCCGTCGTCCGGGAAATCCAACTTTAGATGCGCGTTTTCGGCTGCCTTGATCCACAACATCGGAATGATGACGCCTTCAACGGCGGCTGAATAGTCTCTGTCGACTTCTTGCGCGAAGACATGCAGCAAACCCTCGCGGGCGAACTTGGCGCGTTCAAGATCGTACCATGCCTGAGTTTTTGCAGGGTGATCGCGCCAGTCCAGTACGAATACCCTCGTATATCCCGGTGCTATAGTGCATCCAGGAGACCATTCTATGCCGGCTTCGCGCCGTCTGTGAAAAACCGTGCCGACGCCATGCACCGATGAAATGTCTATCTGGACTTTGCAGTTGTACGAAAGCGCGGCTTCGATCTTCTCGGGGTGCTCCAAATGGGCCGCTTCATCCTTGAACGTAACTAATGTTCGACCGCCCCTTCCGATGCTGTCTCCAATGCCTCCAATGATCGATGCCTTGTTCTGAGGATTGACTATCCGTCTCGACATCATGTGCTTGTCAGGATCGAAACCGGCAGGTCTGAAATCCATAGGCAAACTGCGGATTCCCATGCGTATCTTTTCGAAGATGCTGGACGGATCTCCCAGATTGTCTACTTGTTCGGAATTCTGCGATCCCCAGCCCACCGCCACGCTTGGATAGTAAAGCCAAAGCCAGATCGATATCCATACGCAAATCCAGGTGGCTCCGACATCACGTGATTTCTCCACCAATCCCCTACCGCCGCCGAACAAACATTCGATGATGAACTGGACCATCTCCTCTTGGCGTTTGAAAAATATAAATGGAATAAGCGGGGGAGCGTCGGCGCTGAATGCCTCACGTGGTTCAACCAACATGCCCCAGTCTGAAATGAACCGGATACATCCTTCGGCGCCGTTCTTGTAGATAAGTTTGCATATATCGAGCTGTATGGGATCTTTACGAATCAGCGCCAGCAATTTCTTACGTCTTATGATTTCCGATTCGTAATCCGGAGGCCAGACTTTACGCGTATCGAGCATGGAATCACTTCATCAACCTTGCAGCTTCGAAAAGTTGTTTGCCAATCGTTTCCACTTGTTCACGATAGAAGCCGAGACGAATGAATGCGCCTTGGCTGGTTGCAATCAAGTACAGCATGTCCATTCCAGGATCAAACTCAAATCTCAAAAAATGCTCCATCTTGGCCGAAATAGCCAATGACCTTAGTTCTTCCATCTGGGTTTCGATGGTCACTTTACGCTTTCATCCACGATACGCAATCACGCCACGCCGATTTCGGCGAGTTCCATGTAGATGTCCTGAGCTTCTAACTTCGCACAAGCAAGCGTCGTGCATGGCCAACGATACCGGCCACCTTGATAAATTCGATACTCTCCGCATGCCCCCGATTGGTAACGGATCTGCATCGGCGTGCCTTCAAGGGCAAGAATTCCGTCTTGGATCTTGATCCAATTCATTTGCCATCGTCCTCGATGTTCTCCAACATCTGCTGATATCGCCTGACTGCCTCACCGAGCGTCATATGGACATTCACGGAAGCAATTGGATTGCCATCAGCGCCAGTGTGCTCATGCGAATTCACCGGCTTGCCTTCAACACGATCGGCAATCGAGTTGAATGCGAATACATCACCTTTCTCGGCTTTCTTCAAAACGGCTTCTATAAGCCGATCAATTCTACGGCTGGGATTCTTGACTGGATTCTTGTTGTTGTTCGTTGCTTTGACTTCCTTCATCAAGGCATGTTCAATCGCAGCAGCAATGAATCTCCGGCGATGTTGATTCGCAACTGCGACCGCACGCCCATTTCCGACCGCATAAGTATTTCCAGGCTGAAATCCTTTCGGACGTTTCGGTGCCTCAACTATCTTGACTCTCTCGGCCATTGTTCTTAGTTCTCGTTTGACGTTTTCTAACTATTTGGGGTTTTTGCTATTTTGGTTCCGTAGTCAATTAAAAAAAATCGGGACCGGAGAAGGGAATCACGCCGCAACTCCTCCGGTCCCTTGCACCGTGCTTTTTCACGGAAAGTCACCGCGAAGATTCGTCCACCGGAGTGGGGACAGGGGGGGACGACACAAAAGCACGGTATTCTTTTTTACGCAGGCGTATTCGCAGTTATAGCCGCAGCCAAGGCATCCGCCGAATTCTTCAAACTTGCAGCCAAGGCCGTGACCTTTGCCGGATCGGAAGCATTGTTATGAATCAACGTTGCAAGTTGCTGCAACAACGTGACCGCCGAAGCTTCGGCGCTCGTATTCTCCGCCACCTGTGTTCCGAGAGCCGCTACCGCATCGTCCATCTGTGACATTTGTTTCTCCATCGTGATTTGCAGACTTGCGATTTTCGCAACTGCTTTATCGATGCGAAAGATAGCCTCTTGCATCGAATTGAATGATGTAGTGTCAATCCAAAACCACGTCATTTTCGCAGTTCCGACGCTACCGCCATTCCATACATATGGAATGGATTCGTTTCGGCTTCGTGACTAGTTCAATAAGTCTTTTTCAGCAAAGTATTTCGTTGGCCAATTCAAGCGCTCGAATATCGAACAAAGTCTCTCTTTTTCCGCCCAGGAAATCAAGTAGGATACGCTGTCGTTCAGAATTAGTCTGCCCCATCCATAGTCCGAAATGGCCTTCGAATGGACCTTGAGTTATCTTTACCTTGTCGCCTACGTTCGGCAGATCCGTCTTTTCCAATCTGGTAGGCAGCTTTATCAAGCCTTCGTTCTCGCGCTGTTTCAGTCTATCGATTTCCTTCTGAGGCATCGTCGCCGGCTCGCCAGATCCGCCCATGATTACCGCCTGGATGCCGAACGTGCCTAACAGGAACTTCCATTGATTCTGTATCTTGACGAACAAGTAGCACGGGAACAATACCGCTGCCCGTGCTTCCTTTATTTTTCTGGTTGGAGGCACTTCGTAGCGCGGCAGGTAGAACATGCAACCTTGACGTTGCACGTTCTCCGCGGCCCAGTTTTCGCGGCGGCTCTTGGTCCTGACAACTATCCAGCGTTCCATGGGACGGAAAGATTACACCAAATCTCTCTGATTGTAAAACTCGTTCATGTCGCCATTTCGCAATCACTTCTACGAACGAGAGACAACGTAGTTCCCTTATCGTCCAGCTCGGATTTGATCTGGTCGAAAGCTTGCTTGGCCTCCTCCATAGTCTTGAATCGAAGCGCAATGAGAAGATCATTGGCCAGCAGATCGATTACAATTTCCGTGGTTGTGAGATTCATTGTTTCTTGATTCCCTTACTAAAGTTTCCGGAGATTGGCCGATTTAATTGCTTCAGAGTTATGGCCAGTCGTCCCAGCTATGAGGGCCGGGCCACCGACCTTCGCGAGCACGGCGTACTCTCCCATATGGGTCGTGTGATATTTCCGGCACATGATGCGGTGACTTATGCTTGTTCTTGATCCAATCGGAGATGTCAGGCGTGGCTTTATGATAGCACACCTGACATGTATCGATTCCCGGAATCGCCGTCATCCAGTCATTTCCGCACTTGGAACAGATGAATCGGTGATATTGCATCATTCTTCCAATCGATTCCGTCAATAGATTTTTTTCCGTGATTGCATCCAGGATTTCACTTCGCTAGGCACGAAACGAATGTTCGCGGTCCTCTTGCCGCCTTTGACGACGACCGACGGCAGTCCGCGCTGGCGCCAGTGATTGATCGTCATTTCGGTGACCTTGTGCTCCGCAGTCAAATCCTGGACCGTCAGCAATCCATCTAGCAGCCTGTCCAATTCCCGCTGGATCATTCCCGAACTTTTCATTGATTTTTCCTTCCGATCACAAACTTCACGGTAATGCTGGCCTTGTTGCGTTTAACATAGAAACATCTCTCGTCGGAACCCTTGCCGTAACACAGAATGGAATCTTTGTGTTCGCGTTCGTGAAGCCATGTAGCGGCTCTCACGGCTAGAATTAAGTCATCAATCCGAACATCTTTGAAGATGAATTTCATTTTCTCAACTCAACGATCTCGATAAAGATTCCCTTTTCGATTCCATCTATCTCATATATGATGTCTTCGTGGACAAATTTTTAGAGCCGCATCATGGCAAACCTTTGGACCGTCCACACACGGGAATCACGCCGCCGCACTGCTACCGTGTTGTTGATCGTGCGAGCAGGAGGATGTCAAGCACAAGCGCCGGCCGAACCTTCTGGGCGCGAGACTGATCCCCACGTCTGCCGCTTCATCGCGGTGTAAGGCACGGGTCGAGACAAAATGCAGAGGGGCCGTTGTGTCTGTCCGAATTTTCCATGTTGGACTGACTTTCAATGGCAGGAACTGGACAATAACTTACAGGAAATCACATTCCGTAAGTTATTTCCAGGGGCCTGCCATTGGTCGAACCGATTTTCCATGTAGAATCAAATTACAATAGAGTTAAAGAAAAAGAAGAAGTAAACTAAACTTCCAAGGATATTTCTATGGAAAATTCTGAACTTGAATGTGAATCTGAAACTTAAATAGAATTCTGAATGCAAATCTGAAACTTAAGGAAAATTCCAATGCTGAACTCAAAAGAAAAAGAGAATATGAAAATAGTGGAAATCGACTATACGTTACAGAACGAAGACTACGTAAAATTCTGCCGATGGCGAGCAATGGTTCATCACCGCCACAGATCTCGAAAATGAACAGACCCGCACGTTTGCAATGAAGGACATTCACTCATGGACACCGCTAAAACAGGACTGATCGAAAAATTACGCGGGCGTTTGAAAGGCGCAAAGTTTTTTGCAATCATCACCGCCACCATCGTTATCGGGTTCATTGTCCTTCTGTTGAAGGAAACCTCGGCGCCGTGGATGATATTCGAATTGATTGCCGGAGTTTTCGTCTTTGCTTCCATGATGACTTTCGTGCGCATCGGAATGCATGCGCGCGAAGTTGCCGAAAGTTGGGATCGCGTTTCCGAACTTGGCAATCTATGGTTGAGCAAGCCAGCCTTCTCTGAAAAAGACAAGGAACTACGGAATATGTTCGAATCATTCAGACGGATGGCTCAGAAATGAACACAAAATCATTCCGTGGATACTTCTATCGCTGGATAGGGGCCATGTCTTTCCTCATGATATTCATAGTTTTTGGCCATTACGGGCCGTTGTGGCTGTCAATTTTAATTGCATCGGTATTTTGCGCATACATAGCATTGGGGGAAAGCCCAAATGAACGATCTGCAACGCGTTATCGAAGTCCTACCGCATCTCGGCCACAATGAACTGTTGCAAATCCATGTCCGTATCGGATCTCTGCTGAAAAACTCACTTGACACCGGTTCTTCTCACAAATCATCTTCCAAGTACACCGAACCTGACGTGGATTCTTTGATGTTGATCGAAGTCATTTCCGACGTGCTGGCGTCTCGCGGCTTTCGAATTCCATCCACGATTCTTCGCAAGTCTGCTGCCTTTGGGTACATGCAGAAAAAGACCAAACGACTATTCCAATTCCTAAATCAGTCCAATTTCAATCGTTCCGAGATGCGTTTGCTGATAAGGATCGGCGTCAAACTATTGGCTTCCAACCTCGAAGAAATAGGCGTTCCTGTCGGCGGTGTGACTTTAATGCGGCATATTCACCGAATGCCTTCAGTCATCAACCACGCTTTCCCAGGATATGCGGCTTCGGGAGCGCTTTATATGCTGGTCAGGCGAAATGGATCTGCAAGCAAGGTTGGAGGAGGCCAATGACATGGCTTGATGGCATCCTACTATACATTGTCTTCGTTGAAATAGTAGTGGCATTCTTCATGGGCCGTGATGGCCGGCATGATTGAGGGGAGCATGAGCAATCCCGATGACTTGAAAAAGCGTGAGGATGCCATTCGTGGTGTCGCAGCCATGATCATGCAATTGTCTGTTGGATTCACACCTAGTGACTTTCTGACCGCGTTAGCTCTCGTTGCCGCCGGGATCATCCATGGACGCTACAAGCCATCCGAACGGCAGTCTAAAGTCAAAGGATTCTACGCCGACATGAAAAAGTTCATTTTGCAACAGAACAAAGATAAATAGTCATGGCAATTCTAAAACGTCTTAATGGAACTCTATGCGAGAACGTCCTAACTTTGTTATGTTATAGTGAAGAACATGGGAGGATCGTCGCCAACTCGGTTGAAACCGAACTGTTCGAAGGGGATTTCAAGATCATTGCCGAAAAATCCGTAGACTACTGGCGCAAGTACGGCATTCCGCCCCGCGAACACACCGCCGATCTCGTCTCGAAAGAGTTGGAAGATCCGAAATCGTCCCAGACATTCCGCCGAATCTTGCTGCTGCTTCACGAAATGGCGGATTCCGTCAATACCAAGTACGTAATGGACGAACTCAACACGTTCACGCGCATGCAGCGCCTCAAGGACGCCATAGTCAAATCAGCGGAAAGCATCAATGCGCGGCAGGAAATGGCGATCGAGGAAATCGAGACGATATGGAACGATATCCTCCGGGCGCGTGAGAAAGACTACCATCTCGGAATGAAGCTGACCGAGATCCACCGCATGCTGAAATACTTCGAAGAAAATGAACAGGAGTTCAAAACCGGAATAGAGGAACTTGATATCCGCAACGTCAATCCGTCCCGTGGAAAAGTCATGTTGCTTCTGGCGCCCCCAGGCAAGGGAAAGTCCTGGTTTTTAGTTAATGCAGCAAAACAAGCCTTGATGCTGCGGAAACGCGTATTGTACATCTCGCTAGAAATGAGTGAGGAGGAAATCGCCCAACGTCTCTACCAATCCATATTCTCTGCCCCGACAAGACACTATGACGATGAAGTAACTATACGCGAAATGGACTTCGAAAAAGATAGGTTAGTTGGATTTCACACCGAAACAATCATTCCGGATTTCACTCTCGACAGCCCGACTGTTCGCGAAGAACTCGAATCCCGCGTCATGTCGTCGGTGTCTCAGTTTGAAAATCTCCAGATTATCCGGTTTTCGCCTAGATCAGTGAATATCAACGATATCGAAAGCTACTTGGACAATCTGGAAATTATCGAACACTTCATTCCAGATCTGGTCATTCTCGACTATATCGGCCGGATCAAGACCAACTTGAAGGAACACCGCCTTAGTTTGGGAAACGAATTTGAACTGTTCCGCGGCCTGATGATCAAACGCAACATGGCCGGGCTCACAGCACATCAGGTCTCGCGTGCTGGGGCCAAGGCGCATGAAGTCCGTGTCATCCATGCTGCCGAAGACTGGTCATTGATCATGACCTCGGATATCGCGGTTACATACTCATGCACCGAAGCGGAATTCGAAGTCGGGCTGGCCCGGCTATATGTCGAGAAGGCGAGATCGGAACGGGACCATTTTTCCGTGCTGATCACGCAGAATTATACGCTCGGCCAATTTTGTTTGAACTCAACTATGATGACTAGAAAGTACCGCGATCTGTTAAAAGAAATCACGGGGGAGAAAGACGATGACGAAAGTCAGGAAGACGAAGACGGAGAAAACTGATAAAATTGGGGGCTGACACAAGCCGAACGCCTCGCCTTCGCTTTAGATGGAGAAAATCCCATGACTGACCGCACTTGGATCACCGACGCCAATGGCAATCGATGCAGCGTCGAGCGCTGGGGCAGTGAGGATGCCGCGCAAAAGGCGTTGGATAGCCTCAAAAACTGCTCGGGCTGCTCGGACTGCTCGTACTGCTCGTACTGCTCGTACTGCTCGGACTGCTCGTACTGCTCGTACTGCTCGGACTGCTCAGGCTGCTCGCGCTGCTCGTACTGCTTGTACGTGCACCAAAAACCCTCCGCTCGCCGCGCCGGATCTTGGCCCGCCGCCAATCCCAAAAATAGAAAACATCCACCGGCGCGTCTATGAGGCCGTGTCGGCACCAAGAGCTTCGCTGAATATGTCTGACTGGCACACCTGCAAGACTTCTCACTGCCGCGCAGGATGGGTCGTGCATCTGGCGGGCGAGGCCGGGTACGCGCTGGAGCGTTTTCACAATACGGCGCTTGCCGCGCAATTGATCTATCGCGATAGCGGCGCGCCGATCAATCCTTGCCGATTCTGGGACACGACCGCCGATGCGTTGGCCGACATAAAGCGATCGGCGGAGGTCCCATAACCGACATGCTTAAGGAACTCAATATCTGCGCCGCGCTCGCGACATTTGCAATACGCCAAAAGTCCACCGGAATGTTCATTCCTGGATTGGAAAAGGGCAGACGATACGGAGGCTCGTACCAAGAACCAACTAATCAGAGGGTGCCGCGTTTGTTTTATGACTCTAAAACTGCCAAGAATTTCCTGGTTCAGTGGTTGCTCGGCCATCACAAAAAGATATTTGAACAAAGCGGAGAGTTCGGGGAAGATGTCAGGGAATCCATTACAATCATTCCACAACCACATCGAAAACGCGAAGACATGGAAATTGTAGAATTTGATTTAGTTGAAAAAGGTGTGGTATGTTCACTAAACGCGTCCTCACCAAGTTCTTCGATCGGAAGCTTCATGACTATAGAACCTGGAAAGATTTGACTGATCGTCAAATTCAGGACAAGCATGATCGGCTTCCCGTCAAGCCTCCGATTTGGAAAAAACTCAGACGTGACCAGAAAATCTGCTTCCTGATCGGCGCCGAGACCAAACGCTTTTTCATAATGTCCGATCCAGGGTGCGGAAAGACGCTTATCAGTATTGCATTGATTTCTTACTTCGCGAAGCTGCGAAAGAACCGTCGCATCCTTGTACTTGTTCCACGGCGCATAACTAAATCGGAATGGGCGCGAGAAATCAGCAAACACAGCGATATAGATTACGAAGTGCTTCCAAGCTCGTCAGAAGACAAATGGGCTTGCCTGGAAAGCACCAAGGCGCTGATTGTCGTCGAGACCTATCAGGGCCTGATGTCGTTGCTTTGTGATAGATTGCCTTCCAAAAAGAAGGCCGGAAGGAACAAGTGGAAACCGTCAGAAAAACTGATCAAGCGGTTAATGCAGAATATCGATGGCCTGATCATGGATGAGGTGACTGAGGCGAAACATCGTGCTAAGTTACCGTTCCGCATATGCCGTCAAATCTCTAAACGAGTTGGGATAGTGTATGCACTATCAGGTACTCCCTTTGGGCGGAATCCAGAAGACTTATGGGCGCAGATGTTCCTCGTGGATGAAGGAGAAACGCTCGGCCCAACGCTGGGCTTATTTCGCGAGGCATTTTTCACGAAAAGCGAGAATGGCTTTGGCGGCTTTGACTACAAAATCGACAAGACCAAGATGGGAAAACTTAACAACATGCTCGCCAACCGATCCATCCGATATACGGCGGATTCGTGCGATCTCCCGAAAGTCGTCCCGATAGTTAAGTACGTTCCGTTGTCTCACGACGCCGAGGTTTACTACGATTCCACATGGAAAAAGCTGGTTGCTTTGAAACAAGGCAACGTGAAAGAAATGCGGAATGAATTCCTGCGGCTGCGGCAAATTTCCTCAGGCTTTCTCGGGTATCACGACGACGAACTCGGCATCAAGGCGCAGATCGAATTCAACGGCAACCCGAAGCTAGACTTGCTTTTGTCCATCATCGAAACGATTCCGAAGGAATACAAAGTGCTGGTGTTCCACGACTTCATCTTTTCCGGATCGATCATCTCGCGCGAACTAGATGTTGCTGGGATCAAGCACGTTCGCCTTACAAGCAAAACTAAAAATCCAGATCAGCTTTTGAAGCAATTCGACGAAGATGACGCAACGCAGATTTTTGTGTTGAACACGGCAGGCGCATTCGGCCTTAACCTCCAGCGGGCTAAGTATGGTTTGTATTATGAGTCTCCAGTGCCCGTAATTATGCGAACGCAAATGACGCGGCGGTTCGAACGTCAGTATTCACTTCACAAAAACGTATTTTTGTATGATCTCATTGTTCGCAATACGGTTGACGAAGATATACTTACGTTTCATAAGGAGGGGAAGGATCTCTTTCAGGCGATCATCGAAGGGCATAAACCAAAATGAAACCGGAAAAACTATACGGCAACGTGATTCTTCACGAAGGCGATTGCCGCGACGTTCTGAAATCGCTGAAAAGCAATTCGGTGGATTCGGTAGTTACGGACCCGCCGTATCATCTGGTTTCGATTGCAAAGCGATTCACCAAGACCAACGAAGACGACGACAATAAAACCGGCCGTGCCGCCAAAGAGCGAAGCAATGAGTTTGCTAGATTGTCCCGTGGATTCATGAACCAAACTTGGGACGGTGGCGACATCGCATACCAAGTAGATCTTTGGAAAGAAGTTCTACGCATCCTGAAACCGGGCGGGCATCTGCTGTCGTTCGGCGGCACTCGCACTTATCACCGCATGGCTTGCGCGATCGAAGACGCTGGTTTCGAAATACGCGACCAAATTCAGTGGATTTATGGATCAGGATTCCCTAAGTCACAAAACGTGGCGCGCATGATAGACAAGGAACTCGGCGTCAAAGGCAAATTCGGAGAATTCAAATCCGGAGATCACGAAGGCATTAGTAAACGCTGCAAGATGCGTGGGAATCAGGGCCAAGAAGGTTGGCAACGTCCATGGATGAATGATCCGGAAGCGCTTGAAAACTATTCACGTAAATATATTCCAGCATCGAAAGAAGGACAGGAGTTTGACGGATTTGGCACAGGACTAAAGCCGGCCTGCGAACCGATAGTCCTAGCACGCAAACCATTGTCCGAACGAACAGTTGCAGCAAACGTCCTAAAGTGGGGCACAGGGGCGCTGAATGTGGACGGGTGCAGAGTAAAAACTGATGAAAATCTTAATGGTGGCGCATACGCCAATAAGGGAGGCAGATCCAAACTTACTGGGGACGAACGCGATGGGGCATCCGCAGGCATGTTTCAATCTGGTAAAACTACGGGAAATGACTTTACGCAGCCGATAGGCCGCTGGCCGGCAAATTTATGCCATGATGGATCGGACGAAGTTGTGGGGATGTTTCCCGAGACGATCAGTGGGAGCGGCAACAAAGCAAATCGAAGGCCGCTCGCGCGTCAGGTCATGGAAACTTTGGACACCGGACAAATATGGGAACAGGACTCTGGTTCCGCCGCCCGTTTCTTCTTTAGTGTAAATGAAAGCAACAAACAATGGCTCGCCCGAAACCTCCCGATAGACCATGTGAATTATGCGGCAAAATCTTCAGTCCTGCCAAGCGAAGTCGCCGTTTCTGTTCTAAAAAATGTAGTGGAAAAGTCAATGCCTCAATTGGAGCTAACTTACGGCGCTTGCCAGGAACTTTCTATGAACGTCACGGTGACAGAGTTAAAAAAAATATGCGAATTCGTTATAGAGACGATCCAAAGTTTAGGAGAAAGGTACTTGCAAGAGTTGCTGCCGCTAAAGCATTCCCAATCAAACAGCCTTGTGAAAATTGTGGCAATCCAAAAGCAGATAGACATCATCATGATTACGGCAAGCCTTTCGAAATTGAGTGGTTATGTCGATCCTGTCATATTAAAATGCATGTTGCCGAACTCGGAAGTTGGAGGGAAGGACTCAAAAAACGGTAGAGTGTTTTACTCGGCTAAAGCCGACAAGGACAATCGATTCGGATCGAAACATCCGACAGTCAAGCCAGTCGATCTGATTCGCTATCTGATTCGTCTCGTCACTCCGAAAAACGGACTGGTCCTCGATCCGTTTGCCGGCAGCGGCACGACCGGTGAATCCGCTTTCCTGGAGGACATGCAAGCCGTCCTGATCGAACGCGAATCGGAATACTGCGAAGACATCCGTCGCCGCATGAAATGGGTGAAGGCGCATCCGGACGATCGCGCCTATGAGATCGCCAAGGCGTCCGGCGAAGCCGAACGGCAGAGACGCGCCTTCGACGACGTGTGGGATGCCAAAAAATAGCCGATTCCGCCCCGTACAGCGACCTTGGCCGCTTTCCCGTACCCACCCAGCCACCAGGAACCAAGGCTATCCCATGAACCACGTATTGACGCTGACGCTCATGGCGGCGGTTCCGCTCCGAATCGCCGAAATCAGGAAGCGCGGCGGACCGACCGATGCCGACTTTCAGCGCGCCAAGGATTTCAGCCTAGTTCTCGCGGAAAAAGGCGACATCCTCCAATTCGGCGGCGGCAAAAAAGGCGAAGTCGCAGTGCTGTTCAACCGGCTGGCAGATGCACTGGCTGTAATGGCATTCGTTCCGGGCGGTGTCCGATTCGACGGGCAGCATTGGGAATCCAAGTCGCGCGGCGTTCCACGGGAACGGATCGTACCTCGTCCTTAGCCCATATCACACAACTGGAAGTCGCCCCGGCAATATCCCTTCTT